ATTAGTTACCCGTCAATGATCGAGTTTCAAGCCATGTTCCGGGCGTACCAGCAACGGTACACACCCAGCCGAGGATTACATATTTACTAGATGCTGACCCCACTTCTGCTGGTGCTGAATTTGTTACATAATCCCCTTGCATCCATGTCCCAGTTGTAGGCGCTGCTGTAATTGCTTGGTGAAGGGCTGATATTGACCCTTCTGCCAATCCGTTAACTTGCTGCGCGATATTGCGATACCATTTTGTGGTTTCTGCATCTACATTTTGCAGTGGCATAACATTGAGTCTCATGCCACCCCCATCGGCTTTAGAACCGCCGCAGCCGCCAGAACTCGAACATCGCCAGTCATTGCTATCGTTGCCCGATGGAATCTAGCAGCTTGCAATACGTCAAACTTGCCATCGTTCATAGTGTGCGTGCTTCCAGTAGTAAGGCCAGCGCCTTCTGTCATTTTCGAGAATACTTGAGCCGTAGCTGCTGTAGGCGCATAGCCGGGAGCGAATCTAACCCTGATCTTACTCAACAGAGATACCCCTTCATCATCGCCCATATCCCCCGTTGTATAGCTGCTGGACGTTGATACACCGCTCACTAATTTAAGTTGATGCGATGTGTCGAAAATTGATAAAGCCCGACCGCCACTTAACCAGAATTGAGAGTCAAACGAGTAAGAGGATAGACCGTCAATCGTGGCACTGATACCGCTTAAATCGTCAATCGTAACCCCTGCGCTGATGTAATTCAGTACCGCCTCAACATTGATCGTGACTAACCCAAACTGCTTTGAAGCGAGATGGTAGACCATCGCTGAATCATTCGTTGTCGAATTGGTGGATGGGTAGAAAATCCATACCAAATTCCTTTGACGTTCAAAGATACACTGTATCTTGTAGCGATAGGACGGATTTGAGTTTGAATAGAACCATTGACGAACCTGTCCCAATCCGATAGGTGTGGGGCGTGAACCGTCAAATATCCACAGATTGTCTTGACCGACAACAAAATGAGCGCCGCCAATATCAGTGAATGCGTCCTGACCAACACAGCCAGCATCACCTCCGGCAACTTGCGACCAATTCCATACCGAAGGCGCTCCGGCAAATTGTCCAAGGAAAATAGCCTTGTCTTTGTAGGCAACGGCGTAGTCTCCCAACTTACCCCCTGCTGTAATCTGCCCCGGTGCTGATACCAGTGTACCCGTAGCGCATAAAGCGACCACACTTGGAGTCCAACTTGTCTCGTCAAATGTCGCACAGCACCACCATCTATTTGGAGATACTCCATACGTCCCATCGCTAGTGTTTAAGGCCATCACGAACGATCCAACACTGAATACGATCTTGGCCTTTGGAGCTGAAGCAATGTCTGCAAACGCTCCCGACGAACTGCGCTGCATTGTATCTGTTAGGTTTGATGCTATTGTGGCATTTCCGAATTGAGTAAAGCTCCATCGTGTATCTACGCCGCCCGTATAAACACCAGCCCTAGTCACATCAGACCAAGACCCAGCAGATAACTCATAAAGTCTAACCGCTGAGCCTGCAATGATTCGCCGTGTATCGTCTAGCTTTGTCACAACTACCGCACCGACACAAGCCGCAGCGAGTGCAGGTGTTGAGGCAGGAGTTGAAGCAGAAGGAGCGCCCTGCATCCCAGTTTCATAAGGAATTAGGTTAGTACACGCGGTAATCACGCCCGGCGTGGTGGGGTCTGCATCTGGGCTGAATCCTAATAGTTTATCCACGGCGCTTGATCTGGAGCGATCCAGAGGAAGGGAGTCCTCTCCGTTCAGCGAACCGTCTAGTAGACTCAAGCGCGAGAGTGACCGCCTGCGACAAGAAAGTTATCTCCCCGGCATCTCTCAAGTATCTCGCGGCCTCAAGACATGACGCATAGAGGTACAGTTCGCTGGCATTCGTCAGAATCCAGTTGGTTGATACCGATCCAGAGAGCGGCGATATGTCTGGCGTATAAAATAGTGTGTACGCCTGATCTGCCCCAGCACCGATAATGCGGATCTGGTTTTTCTCAAGCGAGTAAAATTGAGGATGGACTTGAACCGTAGAGGAAACATCAGCTACCGCCATATAATCAAGGTTAGTAGTCCACGAATTATACGTTACAGTGATTCGAGCCACTGATCCAAAGTCTGCTGGTAGGGTTACATATCCACCAGTAATAGTAACACCAGTAACAGAAGTCTGAAGTTCTTGCACGTTCAATTCACGGAACAGATACGCTTCGGCAAGCTCGATAAAGCCCGGTATCTGAGTTGTTAAATTGTCTCGGTGGAGGTAGTCTGCTATTCCTGACTTGAGCGTTGTGTAATTCATTTGAGGAACTTTTCAAAGGTTACGAGTTTCGGATTAGCTTTTAACCATAATACCATCTGCTTCTTGCGTTCTTCTGCGCCTTGATACGTTTCGTTAATTCGCGTTACTTCAGCCATCGGCACAATTCCAATAAAGTGACCGTTGCCCCATCTGTCTCCAGCGGTCAGGGTGCGTAATGCCGCAGCCTGCTCAAGCATGGGTTCAGCGTCATAGGTCAGCTTTGTTATAGCCTGATCGCCCTCAAGCGTGATCTGGCGATGGATGCCGAAACCGTTAACGCCCTCATCAATAGTTACGCTGCCGTCAAGTTCCATTTATACGTCCTCGCAAGGAGATACTTGAACGGTTCCTGCTCCGGTTTGCTGAATCGCTGCAATGTGAGTACATTTTCCAGTACACAAGATTAATGACTCTCCAGCCAGCACCACAGCATCAGTAACGACCGCAGTCTGAGCACCATACCCAACCCTAACACACGCAGCAGCAGACGTTGTGATGCGTATAAAGGTCGGTACTGTGCCGTTTTGTTTAGTTGGTATTGTTGCGCCAGCGCTTGTGCCGCTGGTCGTGATGTTGATACCTGTCGCTAAGATTTGAAGTGCCATGATGTCTCCTTGTTAAATTAGGAGGGGCATTACACCCCACCGGAGCTTATCGGCCTCTAGCCGTTTATTACGCGGTCAGGTTAGCGATCTTTGCCTGAGCCGTTGGAGCGCGTACAGCTAAGCAGCAGTCAGCCGTAATCAGCACCTTGTCACTGTCACCAGTCTTGCTTAGATCAACGGTTTTGAATCCGTCAAGGAAAGCTAATTCCAGATAGTCAGTGTTAAGGACATATGCTGTGGTAGCCGATGCTAGGAGGTAATGAGGAACAACGGAGATGGCTCCGAAGTCGCTCATGTATACTTCAGCACCGCCGACAACTACACCTTGATTTTTTCCCTTGACTTCAAAGCGGTTCTGAGCTATCGAAGCGAAAGCAGAAAACAACCCTTTATGGTTCGGGGAAACAACCAACATCTCAGCAAACTGACCGCTGGTGGTGTAAATGTTTTGGCAAGCGGTATCAAGCAATGCCTTGGTGAAGGTGCGATCAGTACCCGCAGTGATAGCGGCAGTAGGAGCGCCCGAAGTCCACGCAGGAGTTGCACCAGCACCATTATGTAGCGGGTTGCTAACGCACTGCACACCCAATCCACCGGACACACCAGCAACGGAGGTCGTAGCAGCAACAGCGGCTTGGGTAGCAGACAACACCATAGACTCAATGTTGCGCTTCAGTTCCAGCATCTTCTTGCCCTTGAGGTAAGGCATTTCAAGAGTACGACCTGCTTTCTTCACGATGTTGGCGCGGCGAGAAACTCCGACCGTACCGTTAAAAATTTGCAGGTGATTGCCAATGCGAACGGTTGCGGTCTGGGCATCCAGTGCAGCATCGTCACCGTCAATCATCTTGTTAGCTGGATCGGCTGCTGCTAGGCTGTCGGTCTGCCACTCGTGGAAGTCGGTTACTGCGGTTACGCGACCCATAGCGGAAGTGATAGGTGTTTCGCTAGGGGAAGTATTGAAGATTTTGTCGATCAGGTCTTCACGGTTTCCTTTAAGGGAAGCTTTCTGATATAGGTTACTTGGGACAGTCATTTTAGTTCTCCTTTACCGCAAGAATGCGGCTAAATCGTTAAGTTTTGCCCTGCCTGACTTGAACTTAGCGTCCAGATCACGGTCACGGCGCTCATTCGCGGGTTGTGCTTGTCGTGTTGGCATACGTGGAGCGGATTGTACTTTCTTGGTGACATCAGCCTTTTGAGCCTTCAGTGCGCGGAATGCAACAGCATCTCGCATCACCTGCACCATTCTATGATCCAGAACAGTTGCTAACTCCTCTTGGGAGAAGCCATAGTTCTTGACAACGCCACCGTAAATGCTTTCCAGCTTCGGTCTGTCAATTCCCTCCTTTTGGAGAGCCGACCAAGTGTTAGTAAAAGCCTGCGCTTTACGCGCTTGCTCTGCCTGACTAGCTTGGTACACGGCCTTCTGCTTTTCACCTTGAATAGACTCATCCAGTTGGTTCAAGTAGCTGCCGATTTGTCGCTGCCGCTGGTTTTCTGCCACCCACGCTGCCGGATCAGTATTGGCAAGTTCTGCCATTTCAGATTCCGACCGTAGACCCGCCATATTCACAATAGCAGACCGCGTTAGCTCGGCTTGTGATAAGTAGTTCTGGCGGATTTCTTCATGTTTTTGTGTTAGGAATTGCACCGCTTCATTCTCCCGCGTAGCTAACGCTTGAGTCTTTTTGGTGTAATCCTTTTGGCGCATATAGGATGATGCGAGTTCTTCGTGAGTTGCCTCAACGGTTTCCTCTACTCCATCTTCGCCTTTCACCTTGAAGGTGACTTTCTCGATGGGTGCAGTTTCGGCATCGGATTCTTCTTCCGGTTCGTCACTGTCATCGCTTGTAGGTTCGTCGGTTGTCTCGTCAGAGGCCAACGCTTCTACTTCTTCTACCTCATTTTCTTCTTCGGATTCCTCATCGGGAGTGTCCAGAAATGAAGCAAGGTCGTTCACATCGCCTGATTCGGGTGCTTGCGCTTGTCCGTCCATTATGATTATTCCCTGTCAAAATCCCCCTTCTGGCACTAGAGGGATATGCGGCGCATCACTGCGTTCGCTAATAAGCTAAGTGCCTAGCTTTGATCTTTAGATCGGCAGTAACAGGCACGAGATAGTCAATCCTGTTGCCGCTCCCACTGTGCCGCCGATAGTGAAGCTCAATCTATCGCCAGCAGCAAGTGAAGTCGTAGCCACTGAGGTTGCCATCGTTCCAGATACTACCGTGTTCGATACAGCCAGTGACATTGCGGCTTGAATTACGCCTGTCGCTGTTCCGCTGCCCGGAGCGCCTGTCGTGGTTTCTTTGGTTACGTTGACGGTTACAGATGTTCCTTGTAGTACAAGAGAAGCACTCACTGCTTTAATGCGATATGCGCGGTTGGCAATAAACAAATTCCCAACAGCAGCACTTGCTGGACAGGCTGTGCTAGATAATGGCTGGAACCAGCTAACTTCCATCAAACCGGAAACGCTGTTAACTAGCAATTCTCCGGGTGCTCCGGTCGATACAGCAGCACCGGGAACCAGATTAATGTTACCCCCTGAGGCAGTTCCACCAGCACCAGCACCGCCACTGATCGTTGCTGCCGATCCATTTCCGGCTGTAGCTGCGCCAACCGCGATGTTAACCGCGCCTGCGACTCCGGTTGCACCAGCAGCACCAGAGGTGATTGTTATTGCACCGCCAGCGGCAGAGCCTTGACCAGCGCCACCAATTACGCTTGCAGCACCGCCAGCAGAGTTTCCTGCTATACCTGCTCCACCAGTCATCCCAACAGCGCCACCTACACCGCTTGTAGCACCGCCAGCACCACCAGTAGTAGTTGAAGCACCGCCTGCACCTGTTGCGCCGCCAACACCACCTACCCGACTAGTAGCACCGCCAGCAGCAGAGCCTTGACCCGCACCACCTGCTATGGAAGCCGCACCACCTGCTGAATTACCAGCAGTACCAACACCACCCGTCATAGAAACCGCACCGCCTGCGCCAGAAGTCGCACCGCCAGCAGCACCCGTTAGAGAGACTGCACCGCCAACACCAGTAGCACCGGGCGCACCGCCGACAGCCGTTATCGCCCCGCCAGCATTAGCAGATGTAGCAGAAGTACCGCCAACAGCAGCAATCGCGCCACCTTGAGCAGCAGCTTGACCAGTTATTCCTAGACTTGAGTCAGAGGCAGCGATTGCACCCGTTCTGATCGTTGTAATCTCTTGTGCGCCAGTTGTAGCGTTAATGACCGCGGCAATAACCGTGTCTGACACAATGGTAGGATTTACGCCAGTGTTAAAGTCAATCTCGCTCGTTTCGCTAGAGGTTAGCACGATAACAGTACCGCCATCGTTATATGGCCCGTAAGTCCCACCTGTTGCCGCTGAAGCGATAGAGCCTTGACTTGCTCCGGCTACAGTAGATGCGTCATAAGTACCTGATACTGCTACAACTATCAAACTATCACCACTTATGATGTTTAATCTGATTGATTCCCCGTCCCTAATTGTCTGAGTTGCCATGATTTGTTTCTCCTATGTTTAAAAAGTTACCTATTTACTACCCTTCGCATGATTCTACGCCCTGCCGATTCATCGCGCAATGTATTAATATCAATGCGAGATTTTGCTAATTTACCAGTCTCAACGATACCGATCAGGATACCTTCAAACTTATCGGTGAGTTTGGCAAGTTGCAGAAGTAGCAATTGACCCTCTTTATCGCGGATCGGGCTATCCTTCCACTGGTCAACCACGGCCTGCTTCAAGATGGTCATGGCTTCCTTGAATGCCGCATTTTCGAGGACTTGGGTAGCGTCAATGCCGCGCTGGTTTGTTTGTTGGTCGTTCATATATCTCCTTATTTATCTTTTTTTGGCTGGCACACTCATAGCCT